GGGCTCTAAGCAGTCCTTCGCGGCAGTTTGAATGAATGACTGCTTTAGCCCAATATCTAACGCCGAGACGTAGAGACACGGAGCCAAGGGCCGAGGGCATAGGACCACGCACCTTCGACCTACTTAAGATTGTTACCTGTGCACAATCAGCGTTGGTTAGTTTTGTTTGGGCCGCGGTCCGTGACTAAGTCACACATGCCTAGCAAAGCCATCCAAAATGGGGTATAATAAAACCCCATAAACCGATGCGAGTTGAGCACAATGAAAGCTAATCCCAAACCATGGCTCTACGGCCCAAACTGGCAGGGTCAGAGGTGCGAGGCCCGGACCCGTCGCGGGACCTTGTGCCAACGTCCCGCCAGACTCCCTGTGGGCCGCTGTAAGCTCCATGGCGGTGCTTCCACCGGTCCGAAGACCAAGGACGGTCTTGCGCGACTCACAGAGTCTAAAATCAAGCATGGCAAGTTCACCAAAGAGAAGCGGGCAGAAGCAAGGCGCTTTGCAGAGGAGGGGCGGCAGATGCGCGGCGAACTGAAGGAGCTTGAGGCATGGTTCGTGGACCACGGTCATCTGTCCAAGGACTGGCGTAAACATTGGAAGCTATAGCGTAGGTTCATATTTTACGGACCGGGGGTTACTGCGGCACAACACAAGGATTGTGGTCAATCAATCAGAAGCAGTACTCCTTTATTTTAGGCCCGTGGTCCTTGGTCCAAGGACCTAAATTGTTGGACCGCAAGTTTCACCCAGGGGTATTTTCATTTGGGTTTTTGCCTTTGTGTAAAACGGCAGTGCGGCCATCACGCCGCTCAACCCAGTACCCTTCACATCGCTGGTCAATCTTCTTTAGCACCCTGGATCGCTGATCATGGCTCTCGATCCCCGCGCAGTCCCACACCATGGCTGTTAACGTAACTTCGGAAGTTTGGGGTTCAGGTATTCCCATAAACGCCCTGGCGACCAAAATCAGCCTTGATGCTGGATCGGGTATATTCTGATTTATCCAACCAAATTTAACTGGCCCTTTTAGGAACAGTGCATCCCGTTTTGCTCACTGAGCGGCTCTCATACGGCTCATATTACTACCCCATATTTATATTAAAGGAGAATAATAAGGATATAGATACGGTGCCGCGGAACGCGCGTAGGTGTCCCGCGGAAACCGCGTTGGTCTATCCTTGAGTTTTATCCATGAGACCCATGATTTGGTCCCACATTTGTTGGCCATGTTCGTCCATGTAGCGATCTGGATGGCGGACAATATCCGCATCAACCCTGCAAACTTTTCCCTCACCCAAGACAGCCTCACTGGCTTCCGACATACATTCTTTCAGTCTTACGACCTCTGAATCTATTTGATCACTGGGCGCCTCAATCAGAAGAGCGTCGTGTATCGGAGCGCAGAGTTTGATACCGCGTTCTACCGCAAGAATAGAAGCAACACGCATCATCTCTGCGCCATGCGCCTGCATTGGCCAGTTCAAGAACGTATTTGCCTTTACATCACCCGCGGTCACTTGGATGGGCCAACCGAAGCAAGTTTCCAATTTGAGGCCGAGCAATCCACGATCTTTGTTGTTTTCGGCCCAGGCCCAAAACTTACGATAGGTCTCACGGTGCTTTTGGAGCAACGCCTTCGCTTCCAGTTCGTGGATTTTTGCGGCCTGTGCAACTCCGTATGCACTCATGCCATAATTGGTGCCCAGAACCACCGACTTACAGCGGTTACGGATGCCTTTGTGTGTATCTTTGGTTGCCCCGGGTGGCACTAGACCCGCTTGGATTGCAAATGCAATATACGGATCACCACTCTCATATGCTGCCCAGAGAAGGTCGTCGTCTGATAGCGCCGCGGCGATTGCAATTTCTTGCGAAGACCAATCACAATAGGCCAACGCGGACCCCTCAGTGGGCTTGATTAAGCCACGTATCCATTTGGCAGGACCAAATATGAACTTAGTGGTGCTCGGTTGGTTGTGACCTGTTTTTGCGGCGAGGGGTGATAGAAGCGTTCGGTTACGTCCATCTCGGCCAACTGCAAGGTTGTTCAGTTTAAATTCACCCAACGTTTTCCGCAGTTCGTGTAATGGCTGTACGGTAGGATAACGCTTGCTCATGTTGCTGAAGGTGTTGCGATCAAGAGCGAGGCGACCACTATCCAGTCGAGGCCAAGGGATCCCCTCACGCGCAAGATAGGATTGAAACAAAGCCTCTTTAAAACGCCCATCGACGTAGACACAATACTGGGCGTTTACATTTTCGATGAGGTTTAGCTTTATTTTTTCCCAGTTAGCATCCAACTTGTCCAACATGCCTAAATCTATTGGAATGCCGCGATGTTGCATCGCTCCAACGGCTTTCATGTATCGCCCGCGGAGTAGGGCCTGATTAAACTGAAGCTCGGACCAAGGTGCATTCCTCAGCATCGCATTTAACAAAGGACCAAGTGCAACTACATCCTGTTGACAATAATCCAAGATTGCAGACCGTTGAGGCTTGGACCACGGACCTCCGGACAGGATTAGATTGCGCATGCTGTCTTTTTCTTCGGGGATAAGGTGATCGAGTTCGAAGAACTGAAGCGCGCCAATCAGTGATTTCCGACCAACGTTCGGATTACCATTCGTCTGGCAACGAAATTCCGCGAACAGGTCAATGACTGGCACGTCAATATCCCAACCCAGGGCCAGCATGCTCTGCACCTCTGCGGGCGCAAAATAGCTTATCAGAGCAACATCCCCCCCCGTTTCAAACGGGGGAGTTTTCATTTTCAGAAGATCGCGTTGCCAATATCGGTTTACTTCACCTGACTGGAGATCTTGTGTCACCATGCAGACGACGTCAGTAAGCTCACCATCTGCGCCGCAATATTCAAAATCGACCGCAAGGATCTTTCGAAATGGTAGGCCTTCACCCTTGGTATACATCATTCCAACCCCCACAGTTTCTGCAGGGCAGGGTGTTCATGATCCATGATGACATGTGTTGACCCGAATGCGATTGACAAGATTTGGTCCATAGACATCTCAGGCCAAACCGGCTCAGGTATATCTCCTTGAGCTACAATCGGCTCATAACAACCTACTGACTGATTGGATGTCAGTCGTACCCATTGCTCTTCTGCAAGGTCAGCCACTTCACGCTGACTTTGGTTCCAAGGGTTGTCAGTGCCGTCCTCTGGGATCGGTGGTACCGGCCAAAGGAAGAGGTTCCCTTGGCGATCAATCGCGAGTTTGAGGGTTACCCTTTTGGTGTCTTTGGCAATTGCCTGTGCGATTTCAGGCGAGAGCAAAAAAGGTCTCTCCTCGCCTTCTAGGTTCAGTACAGCGCATTCAAAATGGTACTGGTTATCACGTTGTACTCTGACGTACCTCTGCTTTGCAGGTTTAGTAACCGGAACATGTAATATGATTTTGCGCGCGATGGGCATGTCTGGGCTGCCAGACGATATCTTAAACTTTGAGAAGTCCAAGTTGCCCTTTCCATTCTTGGGACTGTCACCATTCTTACTCATGATAGTTCCTCCATACGCTGCGCGAGCCATTGCTCAACTTCTGTACGGACCCATGCAATGCGATTCGCACCAATCCGTTTGCGTTTTGGAAAATCGCCCTGATCTTCCAGGCGATACAAATGCGTGCTGCTGTATGGAATGCGGGCATCGACCTCATCTGCTAGCATCAGATCAGATTGTACAAATTGTGGTTTCATCGAATGTCTCCTTTTTCTTTCGAATACGAGGAGACTGCATCAGGTCACTTCCTGAACGTGACGGGGGGTGTTCAGGAAATCATGTAAAATCTGTAAGGCGGCGATATCCGTGGTGTTTAATTAAATCTTCTATCCCTGGAATATGAACGCTCAATGGGGATTTGGTTTTCGTCAAATCGAAGTCATGATCTTGATCGTGATTATCAACTATTTTGGCCAGTTTCTTTTTCGTACCAACACCTATTGCTGTTCTAGCATCAGCAATTAGTCGGTTCAGGCGACCTTCGTTATTCTTTGCGTTGTAATACTTCCAAAGTACCAAAGCGACGGCTCTCAGATAGTGCTCTTGAATGCCCAGTTTATTGCCAACTTTACGTCCGCCTAGTATCTTGGCGGAAGGACCCCCATATAGAGCGTCAACGTGCAGTCCAAATAGTTCCAAGTTGGCTTCTGAATACACTTCGTTCTCACGTTCCTCAAATGCCGTTAAAAAGCTTTGAATCGCCGAATACTTCATCAATTCTTCTCGATGGCCGCCTTCTGACAGATTGAGCGACGCGACATCAATTTCTTTAAATAGACGCCGGATTTGCTCTATCTTTGAGGAGATCCTTTCATCAGAGATTGGTGCTTGAGTAGGCTTTGGTCCCTCTGCTTGGCGTATTTTATGCGTTAATTTGATGCAAAGGATGCCTGCTTCATTTAGTTTGTTTAACACTTCACTCATTTTTGGGCCCCAGTAGTAATTATCTTGCCCAGGCAAGAAGCCCATTCTTCCATAGCTTCCCGTTTTTGGTCCAAATAATCGAACCTATCGTAATAGACACTGCCGACATCAACGAGGGCATGCCCTTGCAATCTGTTACGCATCTCCAGAGGAATGCCCATTGAACCGGCAAGTGTTTTGAACGTGCGGCGTAGATCCCGAGCAGAGAACGACGGCATTCCACTATTTTTTACAAATACCGTTACAGATTTGGTGAGACTGTCATAGCGGCGGGGACCACCGGTACCTCGTGCAGGAAATAAGAACCGTGGATCGTGTATCGTTTTCTCGATATCCTTGAGTATTTGTATGTGTAGCTCAGCCAAAGGAACGAGGTGCGGTTCGCTTGTTTTGCCGCGCGTCTTCCTGCGTTCGCCAGGGATCGTCCACAATCGCTTGCCAAAATCAAATTCGTCCCAAGTTGCGTGGAGGACTTCCTCCACCCGTTGACCGCTTGCTAGTATGAACTTCATTGCAAGATGCATTTGTGGTGTTAGTAGATTTGTACTCCACAGCTCTCGGACCTCGGCCTCTGACAATACGCGCTGTCCTTTAGGCTTCCGGCTGAGTGTCCGTTTAATTGTAGCAACAGGATTATGCTCGATGCTGAATCTAGGTGCTTTCCCACGCCATCTTGTCATCGATCGTGCGTGGATGCCGAGCTCAAATGCTGCCCTTAAGTAGGCTCGAACGTTATCTGAATGCACCTTCGCCCCTCTTTGCGCGATAGCGGCTAGAATATCTAATATGTCGTCTCTGGATACGAGATGAGCAGGGCGCAACAGGAGGAATGAGGGTACATCCTTTCCTTTGATACGCTTAACCTCTTTAGCTGAGCGTTTTCCGTCTTCTTCAAGATCGGTTATGTACAGTTCAAGCAAGTCACCTAATGTGCCCAGAGACCTTTGCTCTATATTATGTGCGATCACCTGCTGTTTTTCTCTCGCGAGGTCGGTGCCGTTATCGATGCGCCCGCGGTATTCCAATGCTAGCCTTCTGGCGTCAGCGAGTTTGGTGGCTGGGTACTTACCCAGACTGATCTGTTTACGTCGCCCGTCTTCCGGACTCGTATACGACAGGAAGAAACTCTTCGCGCCTGAAGGAGCGATTGTCACACCAAAGCCGCGGACGACAGATTGTGTGTCTCGCAAGCGATAAACTGTGTTTTTTGGCTTCGCGTCTCGAATCTGTTTATCTGTGAGCATTATTGCCGCGTTATTGCTACGTTACGAATGTTACTTGATGGTATCTCTTGAAGTTGCATCAAGCAATCATAAAGGGAAAATAAGTTATAAAAAAAAGAAAAAATAGAGAAATGAGACTGCATGAGATCTTATGAAGTATAAATACCTCCTCGCTCATAACCTGAAGGTCGTAGGTTCAAATCCTACTCCCGCAACCAAAAATCTCATAAAGCCAGAGGTATATCCGTTAATTTATTTGGCGGCATATCCTCATGCAGGCCGGCACATGTGTGGCACAGCTTTGGGTATTGGATGAGAGGATCTTTCACGCTAGCGTTTCCGACCATCTCGAGCGATATTTGCTACAGAGTGGCAAGGAGATACGCAGCGGCGTTTCGTCGTAATGCGGTTCGCATGGCGGCACCCAGCGGGTTAACGCGGCCGCAAATTTCATCAGATTTAGGGGCTCGGCTTTCGACGCTGAACCGATGGGGTCAACAGCATAAGCACGATGACCTGATTTTAGGGCCGCATTAATGAGGTCAGTGACCGAAACATAGGCGCACCCAAATATAGTGCCAAATGGTATGGGCTGGTCGGGGCAATGGTTGTGTAATGAGGTGACTATTCATTGCGAAATTTGTAGCTAAATAAATAGTATCAGGTAGGTGTCTATTTAAATGGTGCCCGGGGGCGGCACCTCTTATATACTTTGTATTATATTTTATTACTTTATTACAATGTTTTATAAAATAGTTATTATCATACTTTGTACCAAAAACATATTATTTTTGTACCAAAAAACTTTGTTTATTTAGGAGATGCCACTTGACAAAGCCCTCCTGATGAGTAAAACTATATGCATCAAGTCACGATGGGAAAAGGCATTTACCAGACTGCCCTAGCTTGATCATAATCTGAACGCCCTCAAGGCTGGCCAAGCTAAATGCTGTGTGACCATTGAGCGGCATCGAGATCCCCAAACATAAACATGAGATTGGCTCCTTGATTCTGTGAGCTGTGTCTCTGATTCAAGAGGATCCGAGCATGAAGACTCGTTTTGACTACTATCAATCCATTCGCCGCACTCAGCCAGACTTGTTCTATACCCCGAAGCTGCAGCATCAAATGCGCCAAGAGCAAAAGCTGATGGGTAACGCTTTCTTCGATCAGTACGAAATGCCTTTTCTGGAGGTCTCACCATGATCACCACCACCGAAGAGAGCAATGCACGTAAAGAGAAAGGCGAAACGCTCCAGATGGACGTTGCTGCTAAACTTAGAGCAGCCTTCCCTCAATATGCCGCGCACATTGAGTCCACGCCTATGAGCGCACACGGTGAGGACATTAAGATCTTATCCGCCGAAGCACGTGGAGCGATACCAGTCAGTATTGAAGCTAAATGGAAAACATCTGGGCTGTCGAATGTGTATGACGCTTATCAGCAAGCGGCACGACAGGCAGAGGCACTACCCTCCGTGGAGCAGATCACTCCTGTGGCTGTAATTCAGCAGAAGGGTTACGATCCATTGATTGTGATGGGCTTAGAAGATTGGATCGCCCTAACGAAAGAACTCCACGAGAACAGCGCCAATACAAGCGGGGGTGTGATCTGATGGATTGTATCTTACTGATCAGGGCGGCTGATCAAATGTTTGAGCAAAACGATTTGGCATTTAACGAGAAAACAGAGAAAGCCTTATCGTTTCTGCGTTCCGTGGGTGTGATACCAATACGCAGGGCATCGGTTAATTCACATCATCATGTCCGTTTTAGCGGGATGCTTGTGGCAGCGCTGGAGCAAGATACGACAGTCGATCTGCGCAGTCGCAAACAATCAACGCTGCACGACATGGGCGTCACCACAGTTTTAATACGATGGATGGATAATGCTGTTGATCAAGGCGTTTTAGTGCCTGCCAATGGCGGAGCTATTGCAAAGGGTGCGCTGCACATAGGTGAGCTGTTTCAAAAGACTATCCAGTAGTGAGGAAGTGTCCCCAAGTTCTGGAACGGTGGAACGGTAACACCAAAGTTCATTCAAAAACCGCAGCTTAAAGCGTTCCAGCGCCCTGCTTAACTTTGGAACGGAGGTGGCACGGTTGGCACAAAGGAGGCACGGCAATGCCAGAGCAACATAAACAACAGATCCGCATCTATCTCAGACCTAGCGCACTCGCAAAAGCGGCGGAGCGGTCAGCTATTACAGGCTTGAATCTGAGTGAAGCGATTGAACAAATAATTAACGGAGCAGACATTGCTAACGACACAGACAATCAACAGTGATCCCCTTTGGCACGAAGCCAACGATCAGAACAAAGCGGCTAAGCCAAGGTCTATCACTCGTGGTTTTGACAGTGAGATAGCAGCTCAAAGTAGACGAGGGTTTGAATACAACCCGTTCACCTTCCGTGAGCAGTGGCACTTTTTAAAGTCCATGTTTTACAAGGTTCCGCAAGGCACACAGCTGCAGATCAAGCGCAGATACGATAATGGACAGCCTGATGACTTTATTCCAGCGGCAGAGGTTCATAACACTTTGCTACGCTTATTTGGCAATGCACTGCATCCTTGCATTCAAGAGTGGGCAATCCACTATATCCCGACAACCGCAGGTGCCAGATATAACCCCGCAACAGATGATCCGTTCTTTGTTGTGGAAGGCACTCAGTTTCGCAATGCGTACACGCCATCCCGCTACGCGGGATATAAAAGTGCGACAACGGTCAGACCCACTAGATGGCAGGAATACTTGGACAGGCTTATGCCTCGTGACCAAACCTGCTCCACAGCGCAGGGTGAAACACTACTCCAGCAGGTATTCTTTGAGGCGCTGATAGCCCAGCGTATCCAACACCCCGAAGTGCCACCATTGTTTTGCTTGCTGCTCAGAGGGGAGCACGGAACAGGTAAAGGCTATTGGATGGATAACATCCTGCGGCCACTCATTGGTGAGGCTAACTTCGCTGCAGTTACTTTGGTGGACGTGCAAAAGCAGTTTGTTGCCGACCTCTACAACTGCACCGTGGTTCATATTGAGGAGATCAATGACAGCCGTGGCAGATCAGGCGAAAAGATGAAGAAGCTAATTACGGAGAGTCAAACACGGGTGGAAGCAAAGTATCAGCAGCCTTACATCGCAAATAAATACTTCAATATAGTGGCATCCTCAAACGTGGTTGATCCCATTAAGATAGAACAAAACGACAGGCGGTACTTCGTTCCTGTTTATTCAAAACATTTGCACAGCCCTGATGAAACAAAGGCGTTCTTCGGCGATCTGACTACATGGCTCGAAGATGAAGGCGGTTTACAGGTGATGGCGGACTATCTTCACAGCCTCAACATTGAAGCCTTCAACTTTAGATTCCCGCCACACACGGAAGCAAAAGGCGATATTACTGAGGTCAGCACCGCAAGCGAAGACAGAGTGACCACCGCATCTATGGAAATAACTTTGCGTTATTCTGAATGCGTGTTCGCCTTAGACAGCGTGATGGCCGAATGGGCAATGAAGCAATCAGATGCAAAACAGACATTAATCGGCTCTGGCTTCACTAGGATAAAACGCAGATGGACAGACGGTTCTAGCCCCAGCAATATGTGGATTCATAAAAGCCTAGTCCCAGAAAACAACAAATGGAGCGAAGTGAGCTACACGCTCTTCAAGCGCAGGAACCCTGACAACCCGCATCATTCTGGCAAGAAAAGTAGTGTGCAAGAGGGGTGGATCATGGTGGAGTAGCTTATGCTGCAATGCAGCATTTGCATCAAAAAGTCCACGGATTGTAGTGTACAGCACACGCCATAATCCAGATAATCCATACGTTCAATATACTGATAATAAACATTTATATGAAATATCTGTCAGTCATAAAAGTTTCTAATCAAAAAGTTACAGCTTCTGAGAAAGCGTAGCAAAACCAAACCCCACTAACACAAAAGGAATACCAACATGCCAGACACAGGCTTGATGCGGCCACAGGCTGAACGAAACACAACACAGCGCAGCGAGATATTAGACGCTTTCAGAGATGCCCTAGCGCCACTCGGTGGGTCTCAAACGCTGGAAGATAAACTAAAAGCGCTGACACAAGCGCAGCGAGATATGCTCCTCAGCACAGCGAAGATGGTTAAAATGGCAATGGCTGGCAAAGTAGCGGCTGGCGATTACAGCATGGGATATGCTGATCTTCTGGCTCAAATGTATGGTCGAATGGATATTGCCAAGCGGCAGTTGATTGCGGAACTACTGGATGAGACAGCGCCCTTGGAGTTTGTACCGCAGCCAAAGCCAAAGCGTAATGAAGACGGACTTAGCTTTTATGATCGCCCAGATATGCAAAGCGCTGAGCGCGGCACTCAAAATGCTGCAATGGTAGAGCAAAACGAGCAGAGCAAACCCTTTTTAGATAAACTTACGCAGAGTGAAAGTAGCGGTGATAGTAATGCTGAGATCACTATTGCAGACGGAAGACGTTTCGTGGGTGCGCTGCAGTTTGGTGATGCTAGGCTGCAGGACTATCAGGCGGCAACGGATACATCATTCACGCAGGATGAGTTCAAAACTAATAGCGCACTGCAGGACAGAGTGGCAGCTTGGCATATCGCAGATATTGATAAGACCATTGATGGGCTTGGCCTCAACACAGATGGCTTTGATCGTGATGGCCTTCGGGCAGTAGCGCACTTGGGTGGCAAGCACGGAATGAAGAAGTTTGTGCAAACTGAGGGTGAGTACAATCCGTCTGATGAGCTAGGCACTTCGCTGCAGGACTACTACGATAAGTTTGCATCCTGAGTGATCCACCTGCCCAGCTGCAGCGTAAAGAGAGTAACATTTCTTCTCCCGAAGCAAATGTACAAACTTTAAGGCTGGGCTGTCGTGGCTCAGCCTCTTTTGTTTCTGGCTGTTTAAGCTCTCCCTATCAGAGACAGCATCTGTGTGGGCCTACATGATTATACCCCCCACCACCCGTATGTCGGCCCCGCCCACACCCCGTCTAAGCCTAGCATCATTGTTTCCTACCAAAGAAACACCAATTAAACATAGCATATGTAATATGAATGACCGTTGATGTTTTACATATCTACTGCTAAGCTGTATCTCAGAGGCAATGAGAGGGGCGTTAGTGATGCAAAGCTTTGTTCGGTACTTCCGTGTATCCACTACGGGTCAGGCTGCGTCAGGGCTTGGCCTAGAAGCGCAGGAGCGTGACGTTCAACTCTATCTCGACAACTACTTGGATGATAAACACGAAGTCATTGCCACATTTACAGAGGTGGATAGTGGGGGCAAAGAGAGCCGTGCTGAACTTGCTAAAGCTATTGATGTCTGCAAGCGGAATAAAGCCACGCTGATTGTATCTAAGGTCGACCGCTTGAGTAGAGACATCCACCATCTGTCTGGCTTGATGAAGGACAAGAAGCTCAACTTCCGTGTGGCATCACTGCCCAGCGCAGATAAAAACATGCTCTACTTCTACGGCATTATGGCTGAGATGGAGCGAGACTTTATATCCACCCGCACCAAAGCGGCACTTGCAGCAGCTAAAGCTCGTGGCGTTAAGCTTGGTGGGTCAAGGCCAGAAGCAGAGACCCGACACAAAGCTGTACGAGATGAGGCTGATGCTCGTGCTAAGACCATTGCGCCTACTATCACCTCAATGCGTGAGAGCGGCAGCACGTGGGAGCAGATAGCCCAGCAGCTAAACGCTATGAATGTGCCGACTGCGAGAGGCGGTAAGTGGTATGGAAAGACTGTGCTGAATGCAGCGAATAGGCTCTGAGTAAAACCATTTGCGGATAACCACTCAAGCATGTCATTCTTTTATAATAGTCGAGGAGAGTAAAATGACGGAACTCATTGGTGGCTGTTTATGTGGATCGGTACGATTTAAGTGTAAGTCTGCCCCAATAGCTTCCTACGCTTGCCACTGCCGGTTTTGTCAACGCAGTTTAGGGACGGCCTATCGTGCTGCGATGTCATTTAATTATGATGATGTGACATTTAATGACGGTGCGATGACCAAGTATACTTATAAAAGTGATGAGCATGGACGTGAGCTGTACATTCACTTTTGCCCAACATGTTCAACACAAGTTACTGCAACAACTGAACGGTTTCCTGATAGAAGGGTGTTGATGATAGGCACCTTAGATGATCCAAGCCAGATTGACGTCAGTATGCACATGTTTGCAGATGAAAGTTTTCACTGGGTATCGGCGCATGATGATGATCTTGTCTATGCTAAACACCGAATGAACGAAGATGGCTCTGCTGCCGATCCACTCTAATTAACAATTAGGTGGGACATAGGAATGACACAGCTAAAACACATCACGATGAATCACTTATCGTTTGAGTGTCCGTGTGGTCATTCTCCACTGATACCTGTGCAGAAGATGATTGAACGATACGGGGGTGAAACCACTGTCGATCACGTCAGGGCCAAGGCACGATGTTCATCTTGTGGTCAGAAGACTTTTGAGTTCCGCATAGTTTATCGTGGCGGTTCTTACGATGCGCTTATGGGTGCTGCTAACACAACGGTGAACGGTGATGATTAGCGCTATGTTAGGTTCGATAAGTCGACCCATTCATGCTTGAACTATTTATGTGATTACAAATAACCGCAACATAAAATGTGATCACATTTACAATGTAGCAACTTACGTAGGCGAAAACATTTGTGGTTCACTGCATGAAGTGTCAGTCTGAGCGCTAAACGTTTGGAGATTCGTTATGGCACTAAAGCAACTCAAGAACAAATTTAGTAAGAAAACACCTTTGTTGATGTCACCATTCGGTTTTGCTTTAGCAGCTTGTGGTGGTGGTGGCGGTGACGGTGGCGGTGGCGGTGAGTCAGGATCTAAACCATTTGTTTGGAACGGAGCGAGCCTTAATAAAGGCTCTTTGACTGCCACGACCAGCACACTTTTTGACCGCACATTAGATGTTTATGGCGTAAAACTTCTTGTAGGTGGAGCATCAGGCACTCAAGATGCTGTCCCAGATGCTTGGGCGTATAAAGTTGCTCAATCATATGTAATGCTAATGGATCCAACAGGTTCAAACATTGACGTTTCCGCACAGGAGAAAATGAAGGAAATACTATCTGGTGTAGAGGGTACTTGGCATGAAGGATACGGAACGTCCCAACGTATTTTAAAAGGAGCTTTTAGTGAATACCCATTAGATATCTCGAACGACTCGAACCAGGGCTTGATAGATGCCGTGTATGGTACAGGAACTGAGGCATTTGGTAGAGACACTATAATGCAAGACATGGTCTGGTACCAAAATAGCAGCCATGGTAAGGTCGTACCCACTGGCGACAATGATATCCACGAACTTTTTGAGCATCTTTTGCACACATTGCATCCATGGGGCGTAAGGGGCGCTGTCGAGGGATCTGAGGAAGCTCTTAACTACAGCAAAGTGGGTTCACAGTACCCTC